TTAACATTCTTTGATCCAGATGGTATTCTAACCAATTTAACTGGACCACTCCGTCCAAACATGAGACTGGATGGTTACAATCTACCAGATGATACATTTATTGTATCAATTGATAGTGGAACAAGTATTACCATAAACAATCCTGTGCTTGAGTATGGTGAAAACATTATCACATTCACACAACCACCAATTAACTCTGAAGCACTGATTCTTTCTCAAATTGCTAGAACTACTCCAGTTGCTCCTGCAGGTGAAGTTGTGCCACAAGCAGGAACTGAGATTAGAACTGTTCCTACTGAAAGTGATATTGCAGATCCCCCTGCTTCTAGTCCAACTAACAATGATATTCCACAGGTTCCACCACCATCTTTTCGTGGTGACCAAAATAGAGCAATTGAGGGTATCCGTGCTTTGATTAGTGCGTGTGATCAGGTTGGATTGACTACCAAAGAACAGAAAGCGACAGTGCTTGGTATTGTTGGTGGTGAATCAAGATGGGTTCCTCAACAAGAAGCGTATAACTACTCACTCAGTAGAATTAGACAAGTTTATAGATTCGCATCAGAAGCAGATGCTCAGGCATATTCTCGTGCACCTAGTAAAAATATTACAAGAGAACAATTCTTCTCATGGGCATATGGTCCAACTCAACGAGGTGCTAATTTCTTAGGCAATAGAACAGACGCTGATGGTGGTGCTTTCTATGGTCGTGGTTTCATTCAGCTAACTGGAAGAAGCAACTACGAACGATATAATCGTATGGCTCAGGAAATGGGTCTTAATATCGACATCGTTAATAATCCAGAAACGCTAAATTCAGACATTAATGTTTCTGCTCTTATCACTGCATTATATTTCAAAGACAGAGTACCATCTCAAGTTAGCCCAACTGATCATCCAGGATATTTTTATGCTGGTAAAAGAGCGGTTGGATACAACACTGATGATATCGCTAGAATTAAGCGTGAATATTACGAGTATTTTTATGGTGCTGTCGCACCAGATGCTCCTGTAAGAACAGCAGGGACACCACCGATTCCAACTCCAGTAGCTACAGGGGATGCAGCACAAACAGGAACTTTCCAAGCTGGACCAAGTGCTACCTCAATTGAAACAGGTTCTTTGGGAACTGGATTTAGAGATCCAAACAACAAATATCCTTTGGAAGAATTCTTAAACGAACCAGATACAAATAGACTTGCTCGTGGTGTTATTGAAAATACCATTGTTCCCAAAAAGATTGCTCTTAGAGAAGCAGAGCGTGGACATCCAAAAGGTGTTGTTGGTGGATCTTGGGATATGCCAGAAATTCCATTTGGTGCAAAGTATCCTTACAATCATGTGATGGAAACAGAGTCTGGTCATATTCAAGAATGGGATGATACTCCAGGACAGGAACGAACTCAAACATGGCATAGATCAGGAACTTATAGTGAAGTAGATCCAAACGGCACACAAGTTAATTATATTGTTGGTGATGCTTTCTGGATCATGGAACGAAATGGATCTATTCATATCAATGGCGAGTGTAATGTCAACATTGATGGTGACGCAAACATTTATGCTCGTTCAGACGCTAATGTTCAGGTGGCTAATAATGCTACCATCCAAGTCGGAAACAATCTTGATGTTGGTGTCCACAATGACATGAAAATGAATGTCGGTGGAAACTTTAATATGCAGGTTGATGGTAATTGGACTTCTACTGTTAAAGGTGATGTGAACCACAAAGTTGAAGGTGCTTGGTATAACGAGGCAACGAATCAGTTTAGTGTCAAATCTAATGGCATGTATTTGAACTCGACATCTACTCTAGACATCCTTTCTGATGGCGAAACAAACTTTGATTATTCTATTGGTAACTTTGGTATGGGTGCTTCTGGAGCAACTGCTGTTCCAAGTCTTGAATTCACAAGAACTCCTGCTGATACTCCACTAGAAAAAAGATTCGATTTCCTACAACCACCAGAGCGTGATTTTGAAGAACTTGTTAAAGCAGAAACACCAGACGAATTTAATACACCAGAGGGTCGTAGAGATACCTTTGAAATGAGACAGAGTGGTAATCCTGATGCTCCTCCACCAGTCGCTGAAGAAGCAGCACCAAATCCAACAGGTGGCATTCCATTAGATCAAGTTGCTAGTTGTGATGTCATTCAAGGTGTTGAAGACTTTGGAAACGATTTTGTTGTTTCACCAAACTTCAATCTTGGTATGATGATTGATGGTGGCGTAAATGGTAAGAACACTCTCCAGTCGCAGATGGTTAAAAACACAAGGAATGGACCAGACATCTTTATGACAAAACAAGAGATCGTCTGTAACATGGCTAACCTAGCACAAAACTTACTAGAACCAGCACTTGGTGTTCTTCCTGACGGTATTTCTGGATACAACAGTCGCTGGAGAATTAACTCAGGATTCCGTGCTACTTCTCGTGGCATTGGATCGCCATCATCTGATCACAATAAAGGTTGCGCAGTCGATCTTGGTGTGCTTGTTGATGGAGGGTTAACAGAAAGAATTAACCAAACTTATGAACTTGTCCAACAGCTTGAACGAGTTATTCCATACAATCAATTGATTCTTGAATATAGAAATTCTAATGGTAGAGTATCAGTTTGGATTCACGCTGCATTGAAACCAACAGGAAATAGAGGACAAGCGTTTACTATGGTAAATGATAGAACATATGGACAAGGATTCCACCTCGTTACCAATGTTCCACCAAAGAGATCGTAAAAAATGAGTGCGGTAATTATAGCTGGAACTTGGTCGCCAGATGAGGTGACGATAATAGATACCGTAGAACTCAGTAATGTCAATGTTTCTTTTTCGTTTTTATCTGCGGAGGAACTCGATCCAGAAATATTTACAGTAACATCTGTGGTTGCCAGTGAAGATAATCCAACGATTTCTCTTGGATCAGATTCTATAACTGGATACTACTCAGATGCTTTTAATTACAGTATTTTGTATCTAAATAAAAGCGGAGAATATGAAACTGTAAGTAAGTTTGGAGATATAGCAGACGCTGGCGAAATTTGTAGTTACAATCCGTCAATGGAGACTACAAAAACATATACATACACAGTTACTGCCACTGGAGACAGGGGAAGTATTATAACTAGATTGTATACTGCTGTCGTTAATAATGACTGGACTGCAGGTTCAAACGCATTAGCAGCTGCAGTTGCAGCTACAAGGGAGGATTAATGCCAGCAGCATCCAGAAACAATGACTTGTCTACAGGACATGGATGTTTTCCACCGACTCCTATGGTTGGAAACTTGTGTTCTAAAACATATATCGAATTTGAACTTTCTGGGCACGTTGGCTCACAACACGCAACACATTCTTGTCCACCAGTTGTTCACCCACAAAGCGCAAGAGCAATAACTTCTGGTGCTTCTAAAACCAATATTGAGGGTTCTGCAGCTGTCAGAATTTCTGATCCAATTGGTTGCGGAGATAGGGTCGGACAGGGTGCTAGCAAGACTTTTATAGAGTAAGATAAATAGAGTATGGCAAGAAATACAAGAACATATTCGGACTTCGATCTTAACTTCCTAGCACATCCTGCTAAGAAGGATCTTGTGCGCAAGTATGACGATAATGCGATCAAACAGTCTCTAAAGAATTTGTTGCTTACAAGGAATTTTGAAAGACCGTTTCATAGCGAAATTGGTTCTCCGATCAGAAGATTGATGTTTGAACCAGCTGGTCCAATGACTTCTGTTGTTATGAAACGAGCAATTATTGATGTTGTTAATAATTTTGAACCAAGAGTAAAAATTATTGATGTGAATGTTAGGGATAATATCGACAACAACGTAATTTTTGTTAGGATCGAGTATCAGATCATAAACACCTCTGATAATATGTTTCTCGATTTAACACTAGAGAGAACAAGATAAATGGCAAAGAACAATAAAAGAATTAAGGTTGCAGAATTAGATTTTGATAGTATCAAAACTAATCTAAAAAACTTCTTACGTGGGCAAGATGAATTTTCGGATTACGATTTCGAAGGATCGGCTATGTCTACTCTGTTGGATGTTCTAGCCTACAACACTCACTATAATAATCTTTATACTAACCTTGCTGTGAACGAAATGTTCCTTGATTCAGCAAGTAAAAGAGCAAATGTTGTTTCTCTCGCAAAAATGCTCGGTTATGTTCCTCATTCTGCTCGTTGTGCTCGTGCCAAAGTAAATGTAACAATTCAGAATCCTACTGTTAGTGCAGATGTCGCTACTCTATCAGCTAATCAACCTTTTACCACATCAGTTGATGGTAAAGAGTTTATATTTTATAACAGTGGATCACAAACTGTTTCTAGAAATTCAGCAGGCAATTTTGTATTCCAAGATGTTGAATTGATTGAGGGTAAACCACTACAATTCAAATACACAGTTGAGTCAAATACAAGATACATTATTCCAAACAAAAATGTTGATTTGTCAACACTTTCTGTTCGTGTTCAAGAAACTGCTGGTGATGATTTGTATCGTGTTTTTTCTCCAGTAGATAATTTG